AGTTTAGAGTATTCTGCCTTTGATGGTGCTTGTAACCCAGCTAGTCAAACACATTGGTTATATAATTTCATAAATTCAGATATTGATATTTATTTGCAAGAATATACAATATTTGATAATCCATTTTTGAGCAGAAAGTATGTTGACAGCTTATGCAAAGAATATGCTGGAACTGTTTGGTATGACCGTTACATTCTTGGAAAATGGGTTAGAGCAGAAGGATGTATCTATAAAGCATTTGCAAATAAACCTTCTGATTTCTACTTGAATGAAATACCAAAATTAATTAAAATAAATATTGGGGTTGACTTTGGTGGAAATGGTTCTAACCATTCATTTACAGCCACAGGATTTGGTGTTGGTTATACAACAGTTATTCCTTTAGAGGCTAAAAGAATAGTTCCTACAACTCCAAATGAATTAGATGAAGCATTTGTTGATTTTGTTAGAATGGTTGTCAATAAATATAGACAATACTTAATATCTGCAACAACAATAAGGGTGAATTGTGATAGTGCTGAACAAGTTTTAATCAGAGGATTGATGGTTGCAGCTAAAAGAAACAATTTGCCTGTTAAAATCGACAATGCTTTAAAGATGCCTATTAAGGATAGAATAAAACTTGTATTAAGAATGATGGGATTAGGTATATTTAAGATTCCATCTTGGTGCTTACCATTAATCGAAGCATTACAAAGTGCAGTCTATAATTCAGACCCTTTACATGCAGATGAAAGATTAGATGATGGTTCAACACCAATTGATGATCTGGATTCTTTTGAATACTCAATTGAAACAGAATACAAGAATATAATTAGTGCAATTGAAGGAGGAAGAACAAATGCAACTAATCAAAGCTATAGAATCAGCATTAATTAGTTTAAAAAAAGTGCCTAGTATTGAGATTGCAGGTCAAAACTCAAAACTAAACGCATATAAAAAAATTTGGATTGGAAAACCATCTTGGCAAGATTATAAAGTTCATCTGCCAAATGGTGAAGAAAGAAAAGAAAAGCATAAAACATTTAATTTGCCTAGATACATCACAAGAGGTTGGGCAAACAATTATGCTAATGAAAATACAACAATAACAATACCTAAAGAAACAGATGATGTTCTTAAAGAAATTCTGGCATCTAATAACTTTTGGGGTAAATGGAATAACTTTATTGAAGCAATGATGGGTTTAGGTGTTGGAGGAATTGTTGAAAACCTAGATTCATGGAATTATGAAAATGATAAATTAGTTAAAGGAGATTCTAAAGTCAAGATTCAGTTTGTTAGAGCTGAAAGAGTATTTCCAATAACAATAGATGATGGCGAAGTTACAGAATGTGCTTTTGTCACTTATAAGACAGGTGGTTGCAAAATTGTTATTCATTGGTTAAATGAAAATGAAACCTATATGATTAGTGAATTGAAAGGCACAGGTAGAAATGGTGATTATTCATTTAATTTTAAGGATATTGCAACAATGGATTTAGGAACTAAAATTCCTTTATTCCAATGTTGGACACCTAATATCACAAATGATGAAGAAGCTAAATATGGAACATCAGTATTAGATAAAGCTGTTGATGCTTTCGAACAATGTGATATTGACTATACAGCCTTATATAAAGAAATAAAACTTGGTGGCAAAATCAAGTTTGTCGCTACAGAGTTAGTCCAAACAGATACAAACGGAAATCAATCAAGTTTATATGATTTAAATGATGAATCTATATTTGCTATTGATAAAGGCAATATGGATAAAAATGATTTTAAAACATTTACTGATAATTTAAGAGTTCAACAATTAATTACATCAATTAACTTTAATATGAATTTAGCTGCAATGCTTTGTGGTTTAGGTTCTAATCAATTTGAATTTGATGGAACAACAGGTAGACCTGTTCAAACTGCAACAGGGGTTATAGCTAAACAAACTGAACTTTATAGAAATGTTGTAAAACAAGAAAATTATGCAACATCAAAACTTAAAGATATGGTTAAGGCAATAGCATTCTTGAATGATACATACACTAATAATGCCAAAATTGGTGAGATTAAAGATTCAGATGTTCAAATTACTTATGATGATAACATTGTTGAAGATACTGATTCAAAACGTAAGAATGATTTAGCAGAAGTAAATGCAGGTGTTATGACAACAGCAGAATATAGAGCTACTTGGTATGATGAAGATTTAGATTCAGCTAAACAATTTATTCAAGAAAATGCAATGCTATTAGATAAATACACTTTAGCTTTACAATCAAAAGTTATTACTCCTGTGATGTTTGTCGATTTTGTATTTGGTGAAAATTATAAAAATAAAGCAGAATTAGTGGCTTATATTGAAGAGAACCAAAAAAACCCAGATAATACACCATTTATAGATGAATCAGATAATGATGATGAAGGTGGAGCTGATGCTTAATGTCAAAGGACAAAAAGAAAAAACTAACACATATTGATGTTAAAGACAATGGTTTAATTATAAGCTCTAAAATTGGTAATGTTTTAGCAAATCAAAAACTACATTTAGAATCTCAATTGTTAAATGAATTGATTAAAGGTGCAAATGAAAAAAGCATCATAAGATATAAAATCATTCAAAACAACAATTTAAGGGATTTTAAAATAAAGGTCGGTAAATTAACCACACAAACAAAAAAAGTGGTTAAAAAAGCCTTAAATAATGATAAAACGATAAATTTAACACCTTCACAGGTTGCAAATATATCAACTGTTATTAATAAAGGCTTGTTATTACTTCAAAAGGATGCAATCAACACATATCAAAACACTTTAAATGATGTGTTTATTAAAGTTAAATCAGCTAATGATTTAAAAGACCAACTGCAAAAGCATATTGATTATGGTTTAAATCTAGGTGTTGTCTACAAAGATGGTAAACATTATCAATTTGATACCTATTATGAAATGAAAGCAAGAACAGATATTCAACAGGATATAGGTGAAAACTTAATTGATTCTGGTCATGAAGCTGGAGTCGTATTTTATATAACTTCATTTTATGGGGATTGTGCTAAAGATCATGCTGATTTTCAAGGTAAAATATATTATGATAGTAATTGGAAAGATAATGCTCCTAAAGATAGAATTGATGAAATAGAAAATTACATTGATTCTAAAGGCTTAAAATCTGTTCAAGAAGTAATGGATGCTCCTGCTTATCTTACAACAAGACCAAATTGTAGACATTATTTTACAGCTATTGATATAGATACTGTTTTAGGTGCTAAAACTAATTCAGATGTATCAAAGTTAAGGGCTGAAAGGAATCTCAATTTTAATGGCAAATATAAGCCAGAAAAATATGAAGCATTGCAAAAACAAAGGCTTAATGAACGTAAGATAAGAGCTGAAAAAAGAAATATTGATAATTTAGAACATCAATTAGCTTTAAAACCAGGTGATAAAGAAATTCAATCACAAATTAAAATTGGTGAAGCTAAAGTCAGAGATTATCAAGCAGAACAAAGAAGTCTTATAAAGCAATATTCTAACCTTGAAAGAAGATATGACAGGGAGTCATTAGAACAAAGGATAGATTTTGGCATAAAGAAATAGGAGGTGCTAAATGGCATTTTTAATGATATTTGGAATGTTGTTAGCAGCTTTCTATGCTGTTACTCTAAATGAAAGTGAGGACAACGACAAAAAAGATTAAATAGTTAATTAAGGAACTTATGAATCCTTTTATTTTTGGTTGAGATATGAAACCTAAAACCGACAAAACATTTTAAATTCATGGTGGTAGCTACACACCTAAAACAGCTTAAGGAGGAAAAAATGAAAACAAAACAATTAAAAGAGATTCTTGGAAATGAAGAATTAGACCTAGAAGAAAAGGTATCTCAAATTATGGCACTTAATGGACAGGATGTTAATAGTGCTAAAGAATCTTCAAGTTCAAGAGTGCAAGAATTAGAAAGTGAAGTTGCTGAATTAAAAGCAAAAAATTCAGAACTAGAAACTAATGTGTCAAAATATAAAGACTATGATGAATTAGCCAAATTTAAAGCAGATACATTAGCAGAAAAAGAAAATAATCAGAAGAAAAGTTATTTAGAATCATTAGGATTCAAAAGACCAGATTTATTCTTTGATAAAGTTGATTGGTCAAAAGCAAAGTATGATGAAGGAAAGAAAGCATACACAGGAATTGATGTAGACTCATTAAAGAAAACATATTCTGATTTATATTCAGAGCCAAACAAACAAGGAAAAATCACTTTTGGCGGTGTTGGTTCTGGCAATCAAGAAAAGCCAAATACTAATACAGCAATGAATAACTTTATTCGTGGCATAAATTAAAAAATAAAAAAATATTAGAGAAAGAAAAGGAGATTTAAAAAATGCCAACTTACAATTCATTAATTACAAGAACAGACACAGCAGCGATTGAAGCTACACCACAAATCGTTGATGAAATTATTCAAGGTGTAACACAAGGTTCAACAATTTTACCTTTATTAACTAAATTACCTAACATGACTTCAAAACAAGCTAAAATGGCTGTTTTAGCTGCTTTACCAGATGCTTATTGGGTAAATGGTGACACAGGATTAAAGCAAACAACTAAAGCTGCATGGGCTAATAAGTTTATTACAGCTGAAGAATTAGCAGTTGTAGTTCCAATTGCTCAAGCAGTATTAGATGATGCTGACTATGACATTTGGGCTGAAATCAAACCAAAGATTGTTGAACAATTCTATAAGAAAATTGATTTAGCAATTATCAATGGAACAGATAAGCCTTTAACTTGGGGTGATGCTATTCTTCCAGCAGCAACAACAAAAGGTTTCGTAGTATCACCTACAAATAACCTTTATAATGATATTTCAGATGCAATGTCATTTGTAGAAAAATCTGGTTATGATGTAACAGGTATTCTTGGTGGTGTTGGTGCAAAGGGTGAATTTAGAAAAGGATTAAGAGATTCAAATGGTCAACCTTTACAAGGCTCTGAAGTTACAGAATTACCAAGAGCATTCGCAAAGAATGGTGCATTTGATGAAACTACAGCTAAATTAGTTGTTGGTGACTTCAAGCAAGGTGTATATGCAATCAGAAGAGATATCGAATTCAAGGTATTTGATTCTGGTGTTGTAACTGATTCAAATGGTGCAATCATTTACAACTTAATGCAACAAGACATGGTTGCTTTAAGAGTAACAATGAGATTAGGTTATCAATTACCTAACCCAATTAATGTTTTACAACCAACTGAAGCAGCAAGATTACCATTTGCTTATGTAGCTGCAACAGCTTCTTCTAATACATCTGAAGAAACACCTACAACAGGCGAATAATATTTAAAATATGTAAGAGGCTTTAATTAGCCTCTTACTTTTATATTATAGGAGGTTATATGGCAGATTTAACATATAATACAATTACAACAGTTGATGATTATTTAAGAGCCACAGGGGTTGATTTAAATGAAGAATTAATTGCTCGTTTAACTGATGATGTTGGTGACAATAACCCAGCTCCTAGATTTATTTATCAAGTTGAAAATTACATTAAAGAAAAAATTGTTGCACATAATCCAATTGATTATAGTGTAGATATTTTAGATGATAATTATACATTTAAAACTGACCACCAAACAAAGCAATTCAAAAGAGCTGTAATGTATCAAATTAGTTTCTTGCTAAAAAATGGCAACATTACAAACGATTTAAACGAGCTTATTCCAAGAGAACAAATGGAATTACTTGGTTTAGATTCAAACGCTCAAAGAAGCCTTTATTTAGGTGGTTTATGGAATGTGCGGAGGTGTTAATATATGATTAACATTGATGCCAATAAAGGAAAAAATAATAATAAATATACTGATAAATATTATTGGTATCCTAAAGGAAATTCAACTACTCACAAAGAAAATCAAGATACTTATTATGGTTCTTTTTATGCTTGTGATGTAGTGAATTTTGAAGAAACAGAACAACAAATGAATGGGATAAGTGATAGAGGCTTTGAACATTTGACAATTGAAACTAGAAAAAGATTTGATTTTAAAAAAGGCGACAGGATAAGAAGTGTTGTTGATGAACGTTTTTGGAACATTGATTCATTAATAGTTGATGATGATGCAAAAGCAAAAGAATTATCAGCAAGACCTCCAAGAATAACTATTTTAAGACTTTCAAGAACAGAGGAAGATTCAGATGTTTAATGAAGATGCAGGAGTTCAAGCAGAACGCTTTTTCAAACTATTGCATTGGATGTTAGCTGCTCAAATGCCAAGACCCGGAGGAATACATAAGTATTCTAAAGGTAATATGATTCAACATTTAATTACCAAAAGAACT